GGGGTCCTACGACTACATTATGCGTCTGCCCGTGTCCAGCTTCACCAAGGAGGTGAGCGACAAGCATGTGGCGGAGATGGAGACGATTCGCGCAGAGATTGTGAGGCTTCAGGGAACCAATGCGGAGAAACTCTGGCTTGCTGATTTACAGACCCTAGGATAAGAGAAACAATGAGCGGCTGGACTAGTGGAGGTTGGAACAATACTGCAGCCGCAAGCGCAGTTCAGAACATTCCCCAGACAATGATGTCGAAGCGCTATATCGTTATTGACGCCGCCCATCGCGACTTTGTGAAGCAGCCTAACCCGTATTCAAACTTAGTCTTTTCCTTTGGAAGCCAAGCACCCAAGTACGTGTCCAATGCCGTGACGTACAACAACCCAACGGTTCCGCTCTATGCATCCAATTCACTCGGAACAAAGAACACCGTGCCAGGCGCCTCAAACATAAGTGGGTGGAGATATCTGGAAGTCAACTACCCCGCGTATTCCGCTGGTGCGCGCGGCCCATTTCCAAACTGCAACTTGCCATCCGACACGTACTACGTCCAGCCCTCTGGAGTTGGGTTCGGTACGGTGGACCAAGCATCCAACGTCACGGCAATTCGCGTGGTGCGCGTCATTCTTCCACAGAAGCAGTTCCTAGGTCTGCCGAACATTCCCGGAAACATGGACGTATCGGGGATTATTTCACAGGTCGTGGGGAAGTCGTATTCTGCCTTTTCCACGTATCCCTATCTCTTGCTAGGACTTGATGCCTACTACGGGTCGTATTATGGTGGTAACGAATCAACCCGCCGTGCCTTTTCTGCCTTGACACAGAAGACGCGCACGCAGACGGATTTCACGTTGGACCTCGGCGTTCAGCACTACGACTACGAGCCATGGGGGACCGAATCGCATGACCTTCAAGCCCCCATCCCTAGTTTACAGAAGCTGACACTGAATCTGACCGACCCCGTTGGATTCACCTTTGCACACACAGACAATCTCGTGGTGTCGCTTATTCAGGCCGACGCATCCAGTGGTCTGTTTTTGAAGTGCTTTACCGCAGGATATCAGTATTTTAGCTCCAACGACCTTCGTGTGGGTGACCGCGTTGTCTTTGACCACGCCACACTCAGTAACATGGAGGTCTCGCCGCTCACGCCTTCAAGCAAGGTCAATTTCATTAAGAATGTGACGGGAACACCCTTCTTGGTTGTGGGGCTACTCGACTACGTGCCCGCTGGCATCGGAGGTGAGTACGTCCCGCGCACAGACGCAACGGCCCGCACGCTGCCTCACGTATCCAGCTACAATGGGTTCTTGGTCCCGAACTTCTTCACACAAGATGCTGGAGGCAATGCGGTCCCTACCTACCCCGAGGCAATTGACGGGGCTGCGAACGGGTCCAATGTTCTTGAACCTACGAGTTTGGTCGGGTCCAACCTGCCGTTTTTGAATACAAGCCTTCAGCCCATCTACACCATTGAGCTGACCTGCGCACTGGCCGACACGATGCAGTTTGGGCGGAATATTGTATAGCCAACTCACAATGCAGTTTAGCCTTGACTACTCGGTGAAGACTCTGGCGGACTTTTACACGGGCACAGCCATCCAAGCTGCTCCCAAGCACACGGGTCGTCTGCCGCTGTCGGGTAACCAAGAAGGGAGCAGTGTGCCTGCCGTGATGATTTACTCGTCTGAGCCAGGTCTGGTTCCGACGTCCACCATCATGGAGCGAATCAATTACCGCCACTCGTGCACGCCGCTGAACACAACCTTCTTCAGCCAGACTAATGTGGACAACCTCCAATCCAAGATTAAGGCGGATGTGCTGTCCCGCAGCATGGGGCGCCACGTGATTGATAACCAGTCGGAGTCGGACCTGCTAATCATCATGCGCAGCTACTACCTGCAGTATGGCGACAACTCCCCCGACCGCGTGGCCGAGTCGTTGGAGGACCTGAACCAGCGCGTGGTCTCGTACTGCGGCAACAGCATCATGTCAGAGGTGGAAGCGTACAAGCAGTATCGCAAGGATATCATGGACTTCCCCGACCCTATCGCGAACCCCGTAGCCACTCAGGTCTACGGCTCGCGGACAGGCGAGCTCAAGAGTTTCTTCTGAGCAGGTAATGATACACCGCTTCCACGACCGAGCGTATCTCCACGTGGCCTCTCGCTGGTTTGTCTGGGAACCTGCGTGGAGCCTGTTCCGCCCTGTAGATGGTCTGGCGTGGGACGGAACCAAATTTGTGCTGGACGACGCCGCATATTGCGGAGACATCACAGACCGCCAGTATGGGTTTGGGTCCGAAGAAATGTACCAGATGTGCTCCAAGCTGTCGGAGGTGTGGGCCGACAAGGTGCCCGACGCCCCCGTAACCAAGGTATTGACCATCGGCAAGGCTGAGTGGTTCTTTGACCGCCCAATGGGTATCACGCCATGTGCTCCCCGTACCAAGGAGTCATGGAGGGCTATGGGCCTCCAGCGCAGGAGTCTTCGGGTGTTCCGGTCCCCGCGGAAGACATTTACGAAACGCAAGCAAGTCTAACACAATGCGAGTCAACTTGATTGGTACAGCGACGCCCCTGACGGGATTGGCACAAGACACGTCAATCCTCCACGCCCTGTTTGCACATGTGTTGGGACCTGACGCCCAGATACGACACATTCCGCACTTCCAACCCCACGCCCCCGAAGCCGAAGTGAATGTGTTCATTGAGGTTATCAACCCCGCCCTGTTCCCGTTCGCAGCCGTCAATGTATGGGTGCCCAATCCCGAGTGGACCTACCAAACGTGGTTTCCGTATGTCGCGATGGTGGACCAGATTTGGGTGAAGACGCACGAGGCCGTGGAGATGTTCCAAGCCATCCCTGGATGCGCGCCCGTCCACTACGTGGGCTGGACGTCCATCGACAAGAAGTACAATCCCGAGAAGAACTACGCCAAGGGCATCGTGCCCGTGGGCCGTAACGTCTGGCGCCACCCGAAGCCGTTGGTCCAAGCGTACATGCGGATTCAGCATCAGGACCCAGCACTGTACGAGTTGCTGCCCGAGCTGACCATCGTCCATTCCCCTGCTCACGTGAGAATCGGTGCACTCCCAGACCATGTGGCTGGGAAGATAAAACTGATGTCCGAGGTCATGAAGGAAGAGGACTACGATGCGTTGATGAAGGAGTGTGGTCTGGCCGTGTGTCTGTCTGTCACCGAGGGATTCGGACACGCCGTCAACGAGGCCATGTCCAGTGGATGTGTGCTTCTGCTATCGCCCATCACGCCCTTCATGGAGCTGACCAACACGGCATTCTGGACATCCACGTCAAAAAATGTACCGCATCCGCAGTGCATGGGCAAGCTGGAGGACACGGATGTGGAGTCCGTGGTGGAGGCTCTGGAGTGCTATGTGAAGATGACGAAGGAGGACCTGCGGCCTGTGTCCGACCAATCTCGCAAGCAGTACGAGGACCGCCACGCCGCCTTTGTGGGCCGAATGGCCAATCGCATTGACACGCTGAAGAACACCCCGCACTACGCGATTCAGGAGCACCTGCCGAAGGAGGAGGACTTGCCTTGTATTTCCATCATCACGCTGACCCGCGACCGCCGTGCCTTCATTCCGCTGCTCAAGTACTGCAGGGTGGCGCAGTCGTACCCCGACGTCAAGGTGGAGTGGGTCATTGTGGACGATGGCGCGGACCCTATCAAGGAGCTGATTACCGACATGCCGAACGTCAAGTACATTCTGGTGGACACGCCGCTCACCATTGGAGCCAAACGCAACCTTGCAATTGAGTATGCGACGCACGATGTCTTGGTCATGATGGACGACGATGACGTGTACCCCACGAACTCGGTCCTGAAGCGCGTGGCCCACATGCTTGCTGAGCCTCGCAAGGAGTGCCTGTTCTCTACCGTCCTGCCGTGCTACGAGATTCACAAGCACGTGTCCTTCATGAACGTGCCGCCCGCGACACTGCCCATGAGCCAGCGCGTGTCGGAGGCAACGCTCTGCTTTACGCGGGACTTCTGGAAGGCTCAGCCGTTTCCCGATATCCAAGTTGCCGAAGGTGACGCATTCATTCGCGGTCGCGAGAAAATGTGTCGGGAGCTGTCTCCCCAGGATGTGATTGTGAGTTTGGTGCATCGCAAGAACACGAGCTCTCGCAAGCCGCCCGTGTCCGAGACGAACGGATGCCACTACGGGTTTTCTGACGAGCTGTTTACATTGGTGTCTGAGATTGCGGGGGCAATTTAGTATCCGAGCATCTCGCCGCGACGGGACTTGCGACGACGGCCACCCTCCTCGCGACGGCGGGAACGGCGGCGACGACGTCCACCCTCCTCTTCCGTTGTCACCGGGTCCTCCTCTTCCATCATATCCTCCGCCTCCTTGAGCGCCGCGGCCTTCGCCGCCTTTTCAGTGTCGGAACTCTCTGGCATGGCCTTCGCGGCAGCAATCGCGGCATCCCTGACTGCCTTTGTCGCCCCGCCCTTGAGGTGCAGGCGCTTCATGAGCGTCGCCTTCTTGCCCGTGGTCTTCATGCCCTTCTTCTTGAGCATGCGGCGGAGGGTCTTAGCCTTGAGTCCGTGAGAGCGAGCCATCTTGTATATGTTAACTCTCCAGAAAAAACGCGAGTTCGCTGTCTTTCTGTTGTATTGTGTGGAGATTGTGTGTATCTATTTTATTCCTCGCGGCGGCGGGAGCGGCGGCGACGACGTCCACCCTCGGCGGGAGGCGCCGGCGGCGGGGGCGGCGGCGGCGGCGGCGCAGTCGGCGGGGGCGGCACGGCATCACCACCCCCATGAGCACCACCTCGCATGTGCAGGCGCTTCATCAGGGTCGCCTTCTTGCCCGTGGTCTTCATGCCCTTCTGCTTGCACATGCGACGCAGGGTCTTGGTCTTGAGCCCGTGAGAGCGACGGGTACGACGACGTCCGCCGAGGGACGCGCCAGCAGATTCGGCTCCTGAGTAAGGTGCGACGCCAGACATTTATATCAAACGCAGATTTATTCCTTGAGGCGCTTGAGCAGCGTGGCCTTCTTGCCCGTTGTCTTCTTGCCCTTGGCCTTCAGCATGCGCTTCAGGGTCTTGGACTTCAGTCCCGCGTGGACCTTGCGACGAGTGCGACGACCACCAGCGAGAGAGAAAGGGCTGAGGGTCTGCATTTTTGTTTACTACCCCAGAGAATTTACGCACGCCACCGAGGCACCTCAGGCTGAGCATGTCACACAGTTGGATGGCTCCACAGTGAACTGCTGAGCCTTGGCGGCGGCCTTGGTGCGCAGGTAGTAGCACCCTGTCTTCAGACCCTGCTTCCATGCGTAGAAGTGCATGGACGACACCTTGGACGGCGTCGGCTCCGACAGGAACAAATTCAACGACTGGGACTGGCAGATGAACGGCGCGCGGTCACGAGCCATGGTAATCAGGGTCTTCATCGGAATCTCCCACACCGTCTTGTACAGCTCCCGAAGCTCAGCGGGAAGCTGGAGCATCGTCTGAACAGACCCGTTGTTCGCGATAATCTCTGTCCGCACCTCGGCGGTCCACAACCCTAGCTTCACTAAATCCTCTACGAGATACTTGTTCACGACCATGAACTCGCCCGACAGGACGCGACGAGAGTACAGGTTGGACGTGAAGGGCTCAAAGCACTCATTGTTGCCCAGAATCTGCGACGTGGACGCAGTCGGCATGGGCGCGACCAGCAGCGAGTTGCGCATGCCCCCCGCACACATCTTGCGAAGCGCGTCCCAGTTCAGATAAACAGACTTCGGCATGTCTCCCCACAAGTCACACTGCAGCTTGCCCTTGCTCATAGGCGAACCCTGAAAGGATTCATACGCATTCTCGACATCGACCGCCAGTCCGCGCCAGCCTCCAGCCGATGCGCCCAGCATGCTAGCCGTGGCCGCGGCGTAGTAGATGTTCTCAAAGATTTCGCGGTTCAGGTCTGCTGCCTTCTGGGACCCCCACGGAATCCGAAGGAGTGCAAAGACATCGGCAAGGCCCTGAATGCCGATACCAATCGGACGGTGACGGAGGTTGGAGCGCTTGCACTTCTCCGTGGGGTAGTACGTCTTGTCAATGACAATGTCCAGATTGCGAGCCAGGATGGTCGTGTACGTCCGAAGTAACTCAAAGTCAAACTTGCCATCCTTCACGAACTTGGGGAGCGCCAGAGACCCGAGGTTGCACACTGCCGTCTCGTCTGGCGAGGTGTACTCAATGATTTCCGTGCACAAATTGCTTGACTTGATGGTACCGAGATTCTGCTGGTTGGACTTGGAGTTACACGCGTCCTTGTATAGCAGGTACGGGCCACCCGTCTGAATCTGAGCATCTACAATCATCTGCCACAGCTTCTTGGCAGGAATCTCCTTCATGGCGAGGTTCTTGCGCTCGTATCCACAGTAGAGCTCGTTGAACTCATCGCCCCAGCAGTCGGAGAGCCCGGGGCAGGTATCTGGGCTGAACATGGACCAACTGCCGTCCTGCTCGACGCGCTGCATAAACAAATCGGGAATCCAGAGACCATAAAAGAGGTCGCGAGCACGCTCATCGTCATTACCCGTGTTGAGTTTGAGGCGAAGGAACTCCTCAATATCTGCATGCCAAGGCTCCAAGTAGATAGCGAAAGACCCATTGCGCTTTCCTCCTTGGTTTACATACTTTGCCGTGTCGTTAAACACCTTCAGCATCGGCACGATACCCGTAGACTCTCCGTTGGTTCCGTGAATCTCGCTACCCCGAGCACGGATATTGTGGATAGACAGCCCAATGCCGCCCGCCCACTTGGAAATCTGCGCACACTCACCCAGCGTATCGTAGATGCCCTTGATGGAATCCTCCTGCATGTGGACCAGAAAGCACGAGGACAGCTGGGCATGCTTCGTGCCCGAGTTGAACAGGGTAGGAGTCGCATGGATAAAGTAGCCCTGCGACAGCGCGTCGTAGGTCTCCTTGACACGCACAACGTCGCTACCATGAAGCTGGATGGCGACGCGCATCCACATGTGCTGCGGGCGCTCCCATGTGCGGCCGTCGCGACGCGTCAGCAGATATCCCCGCTCCAGCGTCTTGTAACCAAAGTAGTCAAACATGAAGTCACGAGAGTACTCAATCATGCTCTCAAGCCCCAAGTCCTGGGCCACGGAGTAGTACGACTCGGACGCAATGCCCTCGTCAAACAGCACCTGCGCCGAATCAATTAGACGAGCCGGCGTGTTCTTGTGGTGATTATCAATCAGAATACGGGCCGCCAGCTTCCCGTAATTCGGGTGATACCGCGCCTGCATCATCGCACATGTCTCGGCGGCAAACTCGTCCAGCTCAGACGTCTTGATTCCGTCCTGAATCTGATTGCAGACCTTCTGTGCGACCAAATCAGGGTTCACGTGCTCAAGTCCATCAGCCAGCCGCTGCAGGCGAGTCAGCACCTCGTTGAAGGACACAGGGACGCGGTCACCGTTACGCTTTGTGACGTAAAGATGGTCAGCCATTAAGTTTACCTCCTGCATTGTATGTAAGCGAGATTTACTGGCCGTCCCAGAAGTCGGGCTGAGAGTATCTATCGAGATGAAACACTAGGAATGTACCCAATTTGTCGAGTACTTCGTGGTTGAGATTATACTGAGTGGACGTGACCCACGAATGTCCATATCCGATTCGACTGAGTGTGTGTATCTTCTCGATGTCATTGGTTGCAAAGTGCTCAAGCGATTGCTTGACTCCGACCAGAGGAGTCACATTAACAAACTTGAATCCATGATACAGTGCCAAGTACATCAGATAGATGCAGTTGTCGGGGCGAGAGTAGATAGTGTCTGGAATGGGACACACCTCAAAGAAATGCGCAAGGTGCTCTCGCCTGTACACAGGAAGGTCGCTCCACCAAAAACACAACTTGAAGTCCTCCGTCAACTCCTTGGCCACGTGGTAGTCCGCTCCCTTGAATGCGTTGCATGCGGGACGCGTGAGTCCGCTCTCACCACGACCGCAGTAAATCTGCTTGTTCGCAAACAGGGATTCAATCTTGCCCAACACGTTCTCTGGCGTAAAGTTCTGCACCACCAGATGAGTTTCTGCGTCGCACACGATAAAGTAGTCATGTGGCGCATCCCTCAGCTTGGACAGAGCATAGAACTTCTTGTAGTCCACAATACCACACTGTGACACCGTGCTATACTCCAGTCCCTGCGGAATCACAATGGCGGTTGTGTACGTCTGATGGCAAAACACATCGGCATCGCCTTGGCTAGAGAAAACAAGGTAGACGTGGACCGAGTTCGGTGGCAATTGCGTCAAGAAACGATAGATATGGTGGTAGTAGGGCGGATGTATCGGTATCACGAAAGCAACCTTGTCCATTTCATGTGACCCCCGATTTCTAGGTAAGTCACTTCCTTACGTTGCGAGACGCGATGGAAGACATAGATGCCGTAGGTCTGTATGTGGCGGTAGGTGCGTGGCTAGGTGTTGCAGACGGCGCGGGATGCGGTGTGTATCTAACCGACACAAATGGTGTAGCAGAAGACGATGTTGTAGCATGGCGAGGACTAAGAGCGGCGTCGGCGGCGCCTACGACCACAGTTGCCAGTGCAGAGACCACAATACGAAGCATCTTGTCTTGTTACTCTGTTTTCATCTTGACTGTAATATGCATAGACTCCAACTCCCGAGTGTACAATCCCATGCAGTACGGCATGTTCACCATGTCGCGACTGGTGTCCAGCTGACCCGTCTCGCGGTCAATCTGGAACGTGTGGGCATCCGAGCGGTCCATCATAGATTCCTGCGTGAACTTGGCCATGCCGTGCCCGATTAACGCATCACGCTCCATCTCGCCAATACGCAGTCCGCCCTCATCTGCCCTGCCTTCCAGTGGCTGGTGTGTGAGTAGCTTGCGGGGACCTGTCGAGCGAGCATTTACCTTGTCCTCCACCATGTGCTTCATGCGCTGGTAGTACGTGGGTCCCATGAAGATGTCGGCCTCCATCATCTCGCCCGTCTGTCCATTGTATAGGGTCTCTGTCCCATACGGCTCAAACCCCTGTTCCATCATAATGCGCTTCAGTGTCGGCAGGCTGTCCGACGTGGTGAAGGGTGTGGCATCCACGAATGCACCCAACTTCAGGGCCAACCGACTCCATGAGCTCTCCATCCAGTGCCCGATGGTCATACGCGTCGGCAGCGCGTGGGGGTTGAACAGAACGTCGGGGCGCACACCGCGGGCCGTGAAAGGCATGTCCTCCTCAGGCAGAATCAGACCCAACGTACCCTTCTGCGAATGACGAGACCCCAGCTTGTCGCCGAGCACAGGGTATCGCTCTTCAGCCACACGAATCTTGACACCCTTCAATCCGTCGCGGGTGGCGTAGCGGTAGACCGACTCCACACGCCCGTGCTGTCCGCGCTTCGGCTTCTCCGATACGTCACGGTACCCCGTAATCTTGCCGTTGATATCCTGAATGGGAGCCACGATGCCGACCAAGACCGTATCCTCCGTCATCTCGGTGCCCACCAGAATCACGCCCTCGGCATCCAGCTTGTCGTAGCTCATACCCTCTTTGCGCTTCACCGACTCCTTGAACAGCGGATTGACGGCGGGATTGGCGAACTCTGTGTGGATTTGCGTCGCCGGGTCCGTCATTTCCTCCATGAAGTCGTAGGAGTGATAGTACACAGTCTGGAACATTCCACGCTTCATGGATGCGCCGTTAATCATCATTGAGTCCTCTTGGTTGAAGCCCGCGTAGGTCGTGATGGCTATCAGAGCGTTTTCTCCGTGAGGCATACATCCACCTGCGCCCATGATTTCGCGGTAAACCCACGTCTGAGTCAGGGGGATTTGCGGCAATACAGCCATTACAGCAATGGTGTCAAATCGCTTCAGGTAGTTGGTGTGGAACCACGAACACGTCTGCTTGGTCTGGGCAATCGCAAAGGCGTTACGCGTGCCCGGGTTGTGGTCCGAGAATGGAATCAATCCTGTCAGTGCCGACAGGGCAAACAGTGCGTGAATCTCTGACTGCACCTTGGGATGGAACGGTTCAATGGAGAGCCGAGTGATATCCTGCTCTTCGGCATCCAAGTAGTCAATCAATTCGGCAATCTCCGTCCAGTCCTTGGCGGCACGAACCTTGTCGGCTGTCACGCCTTCACGATAGACAGGGCGGATGGGGCGTCCACCGTCGCACGTCAGTGTGTAGACATTGGCCACGCGGTCCCAGCCCAGCGACAGTGCAAGTTTACGGGTTCTGCGCTCCTTCACCAAGTGGGCGTGCAACTCCTCCGTCTCGCCGATGCACACGCCGACTAAATCTGAATTCAGAAACACCGGGGTCCACGTAGGCTGCCATGTGGACGGGTGAACAGATGCAATGGGACGAACGTACGCCTTCAACATGGCCCGAACCGTGTCCATTGCCAAGGGTGTGGAGATACGAGCCATGATAGCCAGTGCCTTGATATACCCGATGTTGCGGCCGTCGGGCGAATCCACTGGGCACATCAGTCCCATCTGGGACGCGTGGAACCGACGGGGTTCCTTCTTGTTGGACGTGCGGTCCATCTGCAGATTGGTGCGACGCAAGTGGCTGATGACACCCGCGTAGGAGACACGGCTCAGCTCCTGCGCAATGCCTTCGGCTCCTCCCCACGACCCCTTGAACGACTTCAGGAACTCACCCAACAGCTTATACTTTTTCCAGTAGAAGCCGAGGTTGATGGGTTGGAGCACATTCACCAGCTTGTCGCCTGCGTAATTCACGCGCTCGAACTGGTTGACCTTCTTGTCCAGCTCCAGCAGCATGTTACGAGCCGTCTCGCGGAAGATGCGACGGAACTCGCCGAAGCACAAGTCCCCTGATGTTTGGAGACGCTTGAACTTGAAATGGTCGCGGTCCGTGGGCTTTGCTAAGTCTAACGCCATCTCCATCGCCATACGCAGCATACGTCCAAGCTGGTACCCCTTGCGACGAAACAGACCGCCAACATCATCGTCTGTCTCTACGTGGGGAAACAGCATATCGTGGAGACTGCGCACCACCTCGGGGCGCGAACGCGTACGGGTCTGGGCAACTAGCGCTTCCATGTCGTTCGCCACCTGCTTGTCGTGGCTCAGCACCAGCTGGTAAAACAGGGTGTCATACGCCGTGCGGTCATGGTCGTTCGTCCCCGCGAGCAGGGTATCGTAGATGTCCTTGTCGGTGGTCAGTCCCAGTGCACGGAACACACTGAACACGGGCACGGGGTTCTCAAACCCAGGAAGGGTAATCAGCGCCAAGCGGTCAGTCAAAACGGTTGTCGGCGGCGGAATGACCAAGAAATGAGAAAAGGGACCGCGACTCGCATCCTCCGACACGGAGCGCACAGCGGCATAGTACTCTTCCTTCGTGTCGTAGTGCACATTTTCCAGTTCAATCTCCTCCGACTTCTCCACGGGACCTGCAGGCTTGGAAGGGTTCGCCACCTGCGTCCTCTTGCCGCAGTAGAACAGATTGTTGCCCAACTTTTCTTGCGTCAGCAGCACCTTCTCGGACCCGTCAATGATGAAGTAGCCGCCCAGCTCAAACCTGCATTCGCCCACCGAGTAGCCGTCCATTCCCGTCAGGTAGCACAGCCGACTCCGCAACATCAGCGGAATCTTGCCCATTTCAAAGTCGGCGAACACCTTGGTCACCGTGTTCCCTGCTGGAAACACATAGTCTACCTCCAAATCCGCAATCAGTGTGACGGCGTACGTCGTGTTGTCCAGACGGCAGCCGTGGGGCAGCACAGCATTGCCCATCTCGTCGGTCGGTGCCACCCATTTCAGCTTGTCGGCGCCCTTTCCACCAATCCAGATTCGGATGTACCGCTTGTCGGGCAGCTCCAGCTCAAAGGGGTTGGAGGCACGCAAGAAGGATGGAATACGGGCGTCCAGCATGTCATTGTAGGAATCCACATGGTGCTGAATCAACGGGAAGGCCGTGTCCCGAAACAGCGACCGCAAGACGTGCTGCGGAACATCCATTAGTAGTTCGCAAGCATTTTCTCAACCCATGCTAACCACGACTATGTGGAGCGAAGTTCGTCGTCCTCAGTTTCTAGAGGAGGTGGTTGGGCATCGCGAAGTCAAGTCCCGTCTGCAGTCCTACCTGACAACGAAGCCGCATTCCAACGTCATTCTGCTTCACGGCTCGCCCGGTATCGGGAAGACGACCATGGCGCTGGCGTCCATCCGGTCCTGCGGAATGGAGCCCTTGGAAATCAATGCGACCCAATCCATGCGGTCCCACGATGACGTTTCCAGGCTCATCGCATCCTATCGCCACACCCGCAGTATCTCCTCCATGATTCGGGGCGACAACAAGGACTCCTGTTTGGTGTTGGACGAAGTGGACGGCTCTGACTCCCATGCCCAGCGCAAGTTGGTTGAGTGGTTTGCGTCCCCAGAACGGACTCTTCCGATTCTTCTGACTTGCAACGAGGTTCCGCGGATTTTCAAGGCGTGTGCCCGCATTGAAATTCTGCGTTGTTTTCCTCCTTCTGTATCCGACCTGAAGCCGCTGTTCCCGAAGCACGACCTCCAAGCATTGGCCAAGACGTGCCAATACGACGTGAGGCGCATGCTCCACTGTTTGCAGTACGGGCAGTCAGAGGCGCTTCCTCCACCGTGCCCAGTCTTTAAGCAGAGCCCCGAAGTCAATGAGATTCTCCGACAGAAAACGTGGTTCGCCACAGACCCCATACTTCAGGCGTTAACGTCCACCGTGAGCGGAACGCCTGCTTCCCGTTGATATTGTTGACCACCTTGGCCAAATACCTCTCTGGGTTCCAGAACACATCCGTCTTGCTGACAGTATTGCCCTTGTGTCCCATCACCACAATGGTCTTTTCCGCATCCACCTGAATCAGGTTCGCATTCCAACCATGCGTGAAGGACGCCTCTTCGCCAAATGTCCGCGAGGGGTCAAATGTATTGTTCAATGCATATCGTCTCCGCATCGTCCACGTCGCAGCTGTTGCGTGCTTGTCCTGATACGGCCCAACGGACATCAGGGCATTGAGTTCGGTCAGCATCATGTACATGAACGAACACCCCGCAATGTCGGCCAGTGGCCTTGCCTTCAGGGCATCCACTCCGACCTGAATACGAGTGGGTGGGTAGTAATCATCGTCATCCCAGAACACGATGAACTCACACCCAGTTTCCAGCGCTAGCTCCAAACACTTGTTTCGCATCTCGGCAATGGTCAGCGGTTCGGCATGTCGGTGGAGGGTACTCAGTTCACTTGGTGTCCATCCACCTTGACCCTGCGTATTGTCCAGCACAATCCATCGGTCTGGCTTCAGGGTCTGGGCCCGCATGCAGGCTTCTGAGAAGGCCTGTGTCCACCCCCGATTTCGGGTTGGTGTGCACGCGCAAATGCTCATTCCTCCTCTTCCTCGTCGTCACCGCGTATATCATTTCGGCACACAGGGCAGCGGACGCTCGTGCCAAACCACTGCGTAATGCACGCATCGTGAAAATGGTGTCCACATCGGCTGAGACGAGTGCAGGGGGCCACAAAGCTGTCTTGGCAAATGGCACACAGCTCATTGACTGGAGGACTCGCATTCAGTTCAACTGCGGATGCAATCTGCGCATTCGTGGGAATCACAGGGACGGGCTCGTGGAATGTCCGCATCAGGTCGCCCGTGAGGTCAATCGTGAAGTTCGCACGAGGAACCATCTGGCGCGGCGCAGAGGAGCGGACAGCAGTGCGAAGGATATCCAGCATCAACGTTGTCTGTCGGTGGCGGTTCGCCATGACGCGGTTCCGAGCAGGCTCGGGCAGGTTAATGGCAAGGCGGGTAAATTGTGTCTCGCTCTCAATGATGTCTCTCAGGACTGGAACAACGTGGGGCA